GACCGCGTTCAAATACCATCGGGCCGTAAGCCTTGATCTTGAATCCAAGGTCTTCGCTGATCGCCAAAATATGTGTGCTTGGAACATCTTCAGCATCTGAAGGAACAACCTGCACACCACCGATATACAGTTGTCCAAGACTATTGGTGTATACCAATGGATTGCTTTGGTAACGGCTTTCATTGTCTTTCAGGATCAGCATAGCATAGAATACGTCATCTGACACAAACACTTTTGAAGGACGCTCATGTAGTGATGCCATGTAGGCGGCAACTGCCATGATCGCATCGATATAGTTCGGGTCATCAACTTGAGCGGCAAATGCCGGAGTCGCGGAGTACTGGATTGCGTTTTGTTTCAATCCAAGTGGCGCATCGGGATCAACTGATGGGTTGTTGTTAAGCAAACCGTCATTGATTTCCTCTTTCATCTCTTGTGAGAAATCTTCCTGAATCCAGTTTTGCAATGATGGAACGTCACGAAGCAGTTTGTCTTCAACGGTTCCAAAGATAGCCACTTTCTTTGCGTCTACAGTTCCGGTAGTTACACGGAAAGAACGTTTAGGTTTAGGCGCGCCCGATACAATCCAATCTGCTCCACCCGCATCGGCGTCCGATTCTCCACCTGATCCAATTTCAACCTTGATCAGAAACAACAGCGTAGGGAAACCGATGGTTTCGATAGCGAAGTTATCAAGGATAAGGTTTCTTTTACGCTTGCGCTGATAAAGTGTAGGGTCAATAAAGCGACCTGTGAACGCTGTAATGTCAGTATCGCTACCGCCTTCAAAGAATTCGGGGTAACCGAAAGTTTCTGCTGCTTTCAGTTCGATGGCTGCGCTGTCTTTGGTTTTACGACCGTCTTTGAATGTTGCATCGATGAAGGCCTTTACCTGTTCTGCGGTAATGAATTGGCCTTTTTTCTTGCCTTTGCCGGATTCCTTTGACTTAGCAATGTCTTCAGCGGCTTCCTCAAGTTGCTTGCTGATCTTACCTAGTCCGTCATTGACTTCCTTCATTTTGGTCTCGATCTTTTCACCAGTCCAGTCTTTAAGACCGTCTTTCAATTCTTTGAGCGCTTTGTTAACGTCATCGAAATCCTTTTTATCTGCCTTGTCTCCAAGGGTTTTGGCTGATTCGGTCAGTTGTTTCTTGATTGCGTTGAGGGCTTTAAGCTCCTCAGTTAGTTCCGGGTCATCGACAATAGCAGCAGCCATCGCCATCGACACACCAACGGCCGGGAATAAATACATCAATGCCAATCCAAGCAGGAATAGCGCACTTCCAAGAAAGAGGCGCATGCCTGGTTTAAGTTGTTTAAATTTTCTCACGTTTTTAGTTTTTTAAAATGTTTAACAATTCGTTTAGTCCCTCCTTCAAACGAGTGTCATGAATCAACGGCTCGTCTACCCCAGTGCCCGGAAGCGGCTGGCCTTTTGTTTCTGCTACTGAGTAGGTTGGCGTGACGAAGTTCGAACCCTTCACAACCGCGCTGCCCTCAATGTTTTTTGCTTCCGTGACAGCCCAGAAATATCCGACCTGATCAACGTCTGCTTTATTTGCTATGATAGAATAATATTTATCCCATATCGCCTTTTCTTTTTCGTAACGGTCATCGTTGATCGCCATGTCAATTTTAACATAGCGCATACCGACTGAATGATTTTTCACTTGACCACGTTTGTACTTATCGAACATGAAAGGGCTGTCTGCCTTGTCAATAACTGAATCATATACAAGGGCTTGCGTAGTTCCTTCAAAGCCACCATAGCCAAGTTCTGCCCACGTCATTTGTTTGACAAAGGCCTTTACGCTATCGCTGATAATTCCCTCAAAACTGAAGTTGTGCTGATTTACGAGGTAATTATCTTTATTCTCTTTGAGAGATTTATTCCATAGCTGATCGATATGAACGTCTTGGTGACTGTCAAATAATTTTGTTGTGTTGATGATGGACCGGACTTTTATTTTTGTTGCCGTTGCCGGAATTGCTTCGGCCTTGATAACGTCTCCCTTCTCTGACACAAGCGGAACCATGTATGAAATCGCATCGGCGTATTTGATGGCGCTTTTCTTTTGATTGATCAGTAATCCCTTGTTAGCGATCAGCCAATCGTAAAGATCTTCCTTATCTTCGTAGTTCGGAATTGTGATCATTTCAGTATCGGTTTACAATCCTTCAACATTTTATCCTTCTTTTTCTTAAGCGCCTTGATTTCCTCCGGGCTTAACTTCTGCTTTTGCTTCATAGCCCATTGCCGTTTTAAAATCTAAATCCAGATATCTGTTTGCGTCCTCTAATGGAACTTGCATGTTCAAAAGTAAATTTAGGGAATTAATTTTGATAGTTTCAATAGCGGCTTCATCCTTCTTGAATACCTGAACAAAAAGCAGGTGCCCCCAGTCAATTAAAATATTCTTTCCCTGCTTATCGTAACCGAAGAAACGCTCTAATGAATTCATGAAATCATTTCCCTTGGGCTGTAGTGTGTAACTCACATGGGCCATCCTTGCTTTCTCCTGATTCTCAAATGTTGAGCTTACATTAGCTTCAAGAACATCGCGCGGGATGTTGTACATCGATCCGATAAGAAAGTAGTCGGCAAGATATGACTCGTCAAGTTGCAGCGCAGCCATGTCCGTGACAAATCGCTTAATGTCAATCATAGTTTTTAGTGGGTAAACATTCTTGCCGCTCTCTAAAAACTTATCAGTTATGTCCGCTTTCTCATCATCAGTCAACCCCATTTTCGCGGTGTCGTTGTTCGACCCCACAAGAAATTTGCCAGACCATCGCACATTGATATTCTTAGAATCAAGTGATGCCTCACTATTGGAGACAATCTTGTAGAGCGCATTAAAACGTGACGGCCCCCGAAACCAGTTGCCTACTCCATTGGTTAAGTCGGAGGTAATCACCAAGCGATCCAACGGGAAAGTGAATGTAGTGCCATCATCGTATCGGTAGATAATCGTCTGTTTTTTGTACGACTTCAAAAGATCATCACTAAAAATAAGTTTATCCGCATACTTTTGCATTTCAGGGGGCCATTCGATCTTCGATGGATCGAGAAAGTACATACGGTTAAGAGGAGTATCGACTACCGATGAGTTAACATAGTTGTAAGAATTCCCGAGCATTGTCCAAAACATGAAGTCCCAAAGCCACTGAGATCCGGATTGTAATGGATTGGGAGAACGAACCAGGCTTAAAAATGGATCGTCTTTTACCTCTTCGCCATCCTTGTATACGTAGATCTGCCCCAATGAAAACATATCACATTGCAGGGCAAACACCTTAAGAGCCGCCGGATTAGACAGCACCGCCGCCAACTTTTCTTTGTCCTTGACGTACTGATTAAACTGTGTGGAGGCGTTGAGAGTGCTGAAGCCTAAGACGTTTCTAACGTTTGAATACGCACTAGGAAACCATCTTTCGAAAAAGTTCATCGCGTTAAAAGTAATTAAATAATTTTTATGATACCCTGCATTTTCAAAAATAGAACTATGTAGCGGGAACAGTCAATGAGGTGATTATTTAAATCTTCCGGTTCTTCCTGGACAATTCCGTAACGGTCGATCACCCGTGAATAGTTTTCCTGTTCATATTGAAGATTCTTTGATGAGGATGTGTAATAGACCTTAAGTTTTTCAAGAACTCCAATTCCTTCTAGTACTGATCCCGGGCCTTTGGTTGCCGTGATTGCGTAATCGTATCCGGCTTGACGGAGAGCAACCACCTTCATTGGGCGGTTATCATCGCAGAGAATAATTTGCTTTTTCGATACGCCCATCCTGTCGAAATGCCATGCGACTAAGCCCTCTTCTTTAGCGTTCACCTGTTCAAGTTCGAGCATGGATAGTTCGGCCTTAAGAATGTTTTCCGATTTATAATTCAATTCCTTAAAATACATCGCCCCATCATAATACTTACCTTCAAGTACCGCCCATGGATCAACGACACCCCAGTCAGAGGCATCGTATATTTTTGCGCCAATCTTATTGTATTCGTCACCGCTTATTTCGTTCCAATGGAATATGCGGTTAGGCTTTTCTGCTTTCTCTCCGAGTCCATACACCGACCAATTGAACGCACCCGCCGTGCTCTTACGCTCGTTCTCCTTACATCGTTGCAATTCTTTAAGTTGCTTTTCCGTGAAGGATTTAGTGTTTTCGGTTATGTTGTAGGCTTTTGCCTCGACTTCTGGAAAGGTTTTCTTATCCACGAAACTACATGCGCTTACTGGTTGATATGAGAGAATTTTGATCCTTTGCTCCGGTGGACAAAATGGGTTATCCTTAAAAGTTGATACGATGACGATCGTCCTTTCATCCTTCTCAAGATCGAGAATCCAGTGCGCCATTTTAGGGTTCCAGTCGATCACAATGAATTCAGCCGTCCGTTGATCTACCTGGTCGAAAGTGCCCCGGCTAATTTTGTATGGTTCGTTGAACCAAGCCACATCGCCATTGTACCCCATGACTTTATTCTCATCATCGGTGCCATTGATTTCGATAATTGACTTATTTGGAAATGAGTAACTCGCTTCGGTCTTATTGAAGTTTACCTCTGAATAGTTTGGCATGGTCGGATAGACCTGACCCATATCATAACCTACTGTATCACGGCAATCCTTCTTTGTGTCACGCCAAACTGATAAGCGCCTAGTTGGGTTTGATGAGGCATAAAGCCAAAACAGATCAATGATTGATCGGGTCTTACTAGATCGGCTTGACCCCTTGTTGATGATGTATCGGAATTTTCGTGTGCCGTCTGGATTCTTAGCGTGAACAGCTTCCCAATTCTGTTCAAAAACTATCGTGGCTTTCAATGGGTGTTTT